TCGCAGCGTCGGTCGCATCGCGGGTCGCATCGCGGGTCGCAGCGTCGGTCGCAGCGTAGGTCGCAGCGCGGGTCGCAGCGTCGGTCGCAGCGTAGGTCGCATCGCGGGTCGCATCGCGGGTCGCAGCGCGGGTCGCAGCGTCGGTCGCAGCGTCGGTCGCATCGCGGGTCGCATCGCGGGTCGCATCGTCGGTCGCATCGCGGGTCGCATCGCGGGTCGCATCGCGGGTCGCATCGCGGGTCGCAGCGCGGGTCGCATCGCGGGTCGCAGCGTAGGTCGCATCGCGGGTCGCATCGCGGGTCGCAGCGCGGGTCGCAGCGTTGGTCGCAGCGTAGGTCGCATCGCGGGTCGCAGCGTCCTTGCCGGCCTGCTCCCGATTGTACCAAATAGCCGCTGCAAATCCGGCAGCGAAGCGTCCGACAAAAGGCGATGGGACAAAAACAATTCGGTGATCCGGCGGCGGCGTTAAGCCTGCTGCGAGATATAAACCTTTCACCGCTTCGCGGGTAATTCTCCGATCTTCATCATCCATTGGCTTAGTGGACATCGCATTGGCTATCCATTTGTCTCGCCACGGCGCTAATTGTGCTCTGTGTTCATCTGTTAAAGTGTATAATTTACTCATATTTTCCTCTCTCCTTACCCATCCTGGGGAATTTCCGCAGATGCTTCATGCATGTGCGGTAAAGCTTCACCACGCCTGAACGACCGCTATAGCCGCGAGTAAGATCGCAACGCTCACGACAAGCGACCAGACGAAGGCCGGGTCGGATGCGGAGTCTTGGAAGGTTTGGGGTTTCATGGGAGCCTCCGAACGATGAGATAGCGCCCGTAGAGAGTGAAATTCACTCCCGCCATGAAATACACAAGCGGTGAGTCTTGGTGCTTTACCGCCAAAAGGATTGGCATGCCTACACCGGTAAGCAGGAAACAGAAAAGAGCCATCCATAGACTCATGTCCGGTTTTCCCCGCGCCGGAACACAGACCGGACCATTGAGATTGGTGGGGGTCATGCGGCGGCATCCTTTGCGATGAGTTGAAGTTGAGGGTTTGGATTAGTCGCCCAACCCCATATTTTGCCTCGCCAGATATTATGAACTGTCGCGTGATGAATCCCGAAGCGACGGGCGACCTCTCTTGATCCGACATGACCTTTGAGCGCAAAGATCTCTCGGGCTGTCTCTTCAGTAAGCTTTGAAGGGCGACCCGGCTTACCAGTCTGGCGCAGACGATTTTGATGACCCGTTTTCTTGGCGTGACAGTCGTGACAAAGGACTTGGCACTTGGCTAATTCGGCTTCGCGCCTAGGTTTGCTCCAAGACCAAACGGCATGACTAACTTTCAAAGAAGGGTCTATGTGATCGACTTCAAGTCGTTCCGAAGATCCACATTGGCGACACGGGCCATTTTTTGCCAGCCAGTCCCAACGTGCCTCTTTAACCCAAGCTTTCTGGTATGTGCGGAGATACTCGCGACGCTCTTTTGAGATCATGCCGCCCTGCGCTTTCTGGTCCTGCAAAGGGGGTGGCAACGGTGATACTCAGAGAAGATTTCTTGAAGTTGTTTGGATAAAACGGTAGCTTCAGAGGCATCTCTTTCGGCTTCCGCCGAGTCAGAAATCACTATCAAAATGATTGATTTTACAGCCCCTTTTCGAGAGACTGTTAATGTCTCTTTCCTTGTTGATTTCATTGATCTTTTTCGAGACAATGAAACCGTCAGATAATTGTCGGACGTGTCAAATTCTTGAACAGTTACACATAACTAACTGATATCGCAGCCAATACTTAGTAGACTGTTTCAATCACTTATTAAATATTATGTTAACTGACAAATTAACGTCTTCTTAACCTTTTATCGTACGGCTTCCGTGGACCCCGATTTCCTTTCGTTTTGTCTTTTTCACGCCAATACAGGCCGTTGATTTCGTTGTAGTTGAACTGCTCCCCGCCAAATAAAATGTGTTCCGTCAGCGCTCCGAAAACCCGGTAAAAGCCCGCGAGCGAAACCGGGACTCGAGCTACCGGAATGTGTCCGCGCTCGAGTCTTGAGACCGTTTGCTGAGTGACACCGAATCGCTCGGCCAGCTGCTTTTGATCCAAGAACAGCTTTTTCCTCATGAACTCCAGACGACGGCCGCGATGGCGATCGAAGATCGGAGTCACGATTTCAGCGATTCTTAGATCCAGATCGAAACTCATTTGACCTTTGGTTCCTTTCGGCATTTCGGACAAAGTTGACCGTCCAAAAGCTTCATCAGTCGTTTTTCACGTTTGATGCACGCCAGATAAGAATGTGCCTCAACGCCATGAGATGCGCGCTCGCGGTCCAAAAGCAGGATGAGATAACGAATGCCTGGCACGTTATGAATCTTGGACCATTCTCGAAGTCTTTTTTCTTCCGCTTCCACCTCATCCTCCTTTCAAAAATTTGCGCGGGCCATGAATCGAACATGGGACTTCCTGGTTTTCTCGCGATCGGGAACCGGCCCCATTTCTCGCTACGCTTTCCCAGGCTCTGTACCACTGAGCTTCGGCGCGCTCAATCGCTTGTCTCACTCGGTTGGTCGCACCAATGAAATTCCCCTTATCCAAGATTTGAACATTAGGGCTGTAGGGAATGGCTTCGATGGCTTTCAACGCCTCAAGCATTTCTGTGCAAAGACTTCTCTTCTCGCGAAAGGGCCGAGAGAAGGGCGTCGGCGTATTTCACACATTGGTGTGCCGTTATTTCAGAGGTGTCGTTGAGTTCACCGGACATTCCAGACTTGGCAATCGCGCCTTGAAGGGCCGCCGCAGCGAAATACTCACGCTTCGATAGCCCAGACACACTGCCTAACTGACCTGGAAAAGCTGGTTCATTTTTACTCATACTCATCTTTCTCGCCCCTTCGAATCGCGGGCGCTTCCCTAGACCATTCTGGGGAAATTAAAGCTTTGCCTCGAATTGCTCGAACGATCCCTCGGAAGGAACCTCAACCTCAGTTCTCTCAGGAGCCACACCGATCATTTCGGCAAGTTTGTTTCCCTTTTCTTGAGACACTTCTCTATTGAAGTCGTAAAGGTCATCATCACGTCGAAGCGTCTGCTCTAAATCCGTGGACATCGGTAGACGCTTGGAGAGTCTTCGAATAGCGGTCTTCTTCCACATCTCGTGCTCGAAAGGACCATTCCAAGGGCCATTGCTTGCGCGACTCACGGCTTTCACGTCAGCGACTTGTTTCGAAGTCATCACTTCAATGTAGATCGCGCCGTCCTTTGTTTTCGCTAAAGCGTAGACGCCGATTACGCTTCCGCGTTCACCGAACAGAAGAGGCTCATGGGTTAAATGCTCACCTGAATCATCCGTCCAAAACTTAAACGAATCCTTCTCGTGAATGACTTGCGCAGAGATGGAGGCGAGATCCCCTGAATTCCTGACTTTCATGAGAATGCCAGCGACCATTGGCATCCACTGCACTTTGTCTTTGAATGGAACCAATGCCCCCTGTCTTCCATCTGGAAGAAGCCCATCTTGCGCTGCCTTTACACATGAGGCGAACAGACTCTTTCGGTCCAAACCCAAAAGAGAAGAATTGGTTTGAAGCGCCGTCATCACAACTCGGGTAAATCTCTCAACCGTGACGTGAGGAGGGAGAGCCATTTTAAACTGGGACTCCATTTGAACGAGAGATCCCCTCACCTCGTCGATTGGAGCCAATGCTTTGTTTGTTTTAATTTCTGCCATAAATCACCATGCCCACGAAGGGATTGAGGTTGTTAATATTTCCGGTGGATAACCGGGCCACACATCGTTTTTAAGACACTCGGAGTAAAGTTGAATCAAAGGCCTGATTAAAGTTTCGGCCTTCTCCAAAGACGCATCATCAAGAACCACAACACGGGAAACGTAAGCCTCGGTGTCGATGAAAATATGGGCGAACATATTGCTCTTAAGACCTAAGACTTGATTCACGCCATCAAGATAAAATCGGCTTTGCCAGTGATATTTGGACTTCAAGATATGCCTTTGGAGATTGTCCTCGTTGAGATCGTTGAATGTCTTAAGGTCCACAACAATCCCATCATCTCTTAAATAATCAGGGCGACATTTGAGCAGAACGCCGGTTTCGGGATCACGCCAGCGAATCGAACGTTCTGCTGCCCCACCCGTTAAAAGCTTTTCAGCAGAGGGGTTGAGAAGAATCGCATCGGCCATTTTGATCGTGGCCATGTACTCATCGGGTTTACAAACATACTTTCCGTTCATTTCGGCATGAGCGATTTCTTCTTTGACGTCCTTCTTTCCTCGGTGACCTTCGATTGCAACGACGCTGGATCTAAAGCGATCTCTCTCAAGAATCGCCATGTGAACCAAGGTTCCAAGGCGTTGAGAGGCCGTTTCCTCGTCATCTCTTGAGCGAGACGCGATGTAGTGTGCCGGGGTTTTAGAGAGTTGCTTAAGACCAGAGAAAGAGAGTCCAACGCTTGAGTGGTAGGATTCGTTTTCTTCCTCGGTGATTCCGAGTTGTTCGCATTCCTGATCTAAAGCAAAGAGAGTTTTTTCTGTGGTCATGAGTTCTTTCAAATGCATGAGTGAATCGGTTCTAAGGTTTCGAGTTGACGATCGATTGCCATTTCCTTGTCTTCACACCGACAGAGTTCCTGAAAAATAAGTTCAATCGCGAGTTCGATGGGTTTCGTTCTGAGAAGAGTTAAGGATTTTACGTAAGCTTGTTTTCTACCGTGATTGTGTAAGGCATCGTGTCTGATTTTGTTTTCGTCGATCATCATCCGAATACCTTCTTGATTGCTTTCAGGGCGAGTTCAATGGGGTCGCCGTAAGGTTTCGCGCTCACAGGAATGGGTTCAAACCCATCGGAGCAACAGGGGCATTGAGTGCGGTCTATCTCTCCGGTTCCGCAGCACCATTGGCAAATTTCTCGGCTCATTACACAATCTCAATTTAAAGGCGTAGTTTCGCCTACGCACATTTACGCTTTGCATTCTTAAATATTTTGTGTTTAAAGCTTCTTGCTTCTAAGCCGCGTCCTCTTTGGGGATAAGGAGGTCAGATTCCTTTACCCCGAGTAAGGCGGCTAACCGCTTCAATGTTCGTTTCTTGGGAACATGCCCACCCAGCATTTGATTCACCAAGGACTCAGACACACCCAACTTCTCTTCGAGATAGGATTTCTTCCTATGCTCTCTCTCGAGGTGCGTCCTAATCAGATCGCTGTTTAATTTCAGCCGTTCGGTCATCTTGGGTCTTAAGATACATCGTTTTTGCACAAAAACAAGCAAAAAGTGCATGATTGATGGATTTCGCACGACCCAATGTGCAATTAGGATGTAAGTTGTGGAAAACATAGAAAATCCAGAGCAGGTGTTCGCTTTTAGGCTAAGACAGCTGCGCGGGAAAAAGAAACAAGCGCAAATTGCCGAACTTTTAGATATTCCGCTTCGGACTTACGTCAATCTTGAACAGGGCGCAGTTCTTCCTCATCCCGATAATCGTAAGAAAATAGCCGATTTTTACGGCGTAAAAGAGACCTTTCTGTTTCTTGACCCAGACTTGGCAGAACCTAATCCAGAACAAATAGCGTCAGCTCTTGCTACTGCTCTCGCTGAGCCCGCCTTTTCCGTTCAACTCGTCGCAATGGTTCGCGGGATTCTTGAACACGGACGGTCGAATAAGAAAAGTCGAGATCCATAGCTAATTTTTGCATTTCCTGGACTAAAAAAAGAAAACGCTCTTTCGCACTTACAAGTTTCTTCCGACGTTCTTTACGATATTCCAAAGCAGCCCCCTTCAACAAAAATCACCTTTCCTATAGGCGATTCTGTTAAATTCAAATGGTAACGAGGCTTGTACTCGTGAACGGCCTGTCATCAAGTTCGAACACCGCTAGCTACGGGGCCAAGCCTGATGGCAGGTCTATATTTATTCCTTTCGGAAAAATTCCTATAAACTTAAATCGTTTTAACAATTTGGACCCACCCTCGTCTGGTGAGGATCTTACGCGAGCCATGGTGTCCTCTTATGCTGAGCGGATGGCCAAAGTTGACCTCACTCGCGCTCTCAAGAAGGCTAAACTCTCCAAGCGTCAATTTTCTTTCAGGCTCGGAATTGATCCAAAGAATAGCCCCAGGATGTTTCGGAAGGAATTCGACCCTCGCATCTCGGATCTCACCAAATATGCTAAAGCTATTGGATGCCGGGTCCGAGACCTGATCAAAGAATAAACATCTGAATCCGAATAACACCCAGGTCTCTCAAGACACTCCTGAAATCAAAGGAGAATAAGCTGGCAAGCGGCTTGCTATATCGGGGGGTATGAAGCATTCAAAATTAATCATGAACAAGTATCGGATTAGACTCTCACCCGACATGTATTGGTGGGGCATTCGATCGGACATCAAGAAAATATTGTGGTCCATCGTGATTCTGTTGGCGTTTGCCTCATTCTTCGTGGCGCTTTCGGGATGTGCGACTCAAGGAAAGCTTGAAGAAAAGCTCGACTCGAATCTAGGGAAGAACATTGATGAGATCATCGAACGCGCGGGCCCACCTAATTCAATGGCGGATCTTCATAACGGCGGACGGGTCTACGCATGGCAGGTTTACGCCAATTCAACGTTTTTCGATAAAATGAACGGGAGTCTTGGGGGAACGTGCAACGTTCGTTACACCACTGACTCCGATGGAATGATTTTGAAATACAGCTACTCGGGTCAGTTCTGCAAAATGTGAAAAACCGCGACCAGGGCGCACCCGATCGCGGCTATTTATGGGTCAAAGGCCAGTCCTGTGGCCCGGTTCAAACTCCAGCCTCGCAATGACTCCGAATGAAGGAGCTCTCGCTCTTTCGAAGCCACGCACCCACAAAACTATATCGGCTCCGAATTCCCCAGACTCAAGTAGGCTTGAACACTTCCATAGGAGATCCCCATTTGTTTGGATATGCCCCTCAAGCTCATTCCGGACTCACGGAGTCGTCTCACTGCTTCGGTGTCAAAGGTCCGCCGTCTCCCTAATTGGACTCCCCTCGCCTTTGCGGCCGCGAGCGCGAGGCGCGTTCTTTCGGCGGTGAGATCCCTCTCAAACTGGGCGAAACTCCCCAGCATGTTGAGCATGAGCCTTCCCGCGGGCGTGGTAAGATCGATTTGATCCTTCACCGCGACCAGTGAAACGTCCAAGTTCTCGAGCTCGTCCACTGTGTTGAGTAAATGTCTGAGACTTCGAAAGAACCTATCAAGCTTCCAAATCACAATGACGTCGATTTGCTTTGACCTCACCAACCCCATCAATTCATTGAGTTTTGGGCGACTGGACTTGGTTCCTGAAATCCGATCCTCAAGAACGATGGGGTTCATCCATCCTTTCGATTTCACGAATGCTAAACAGTCATCGCTTTGCATGTCGGTATTTTGCTCAATCGTTGACACGCGCATATAAATCGCGACACGTTTCATAGGGCTCCCGAAAAAGAAGCATCGAAACAATCACCGGTTGCTCCAATCGGCACAAGCCTTTGGACCTTTGGAGACGCATCGACAATAGAGTCAACCGCGGAATCGTCGTCCATCCAATCGGCCTGCTCTGCATTGCACCAATCGAGTTGAGATTGTTTGGTTACACCAACCTCAGAATCCGCGTCGTATATTGAACTCAAAGTCAGTGACGTGTAGCCGTGAACAGGCGACCAAAACAAGCACGTAATAATAAATTTTGACAGCATAAGACCCCTTGAAAAACGCCTTCCATGGCTCTTTGGGTTTAGTTCCCCAGGGCTTCGATCGCTTTAGCGTCTTTTCCGGTCACGACCTGCCCATTAATGCACTGAGCTTTGCGATCAATTCGGTACGACACCACAGCACCCGGATTGTGGGCTTGAACGGTTTGGATCTGTTTTTGGAGATCTGGGAATTTCACACCACAGCTCAAAGCCACGACAATGACGATTTTGGTCAACATATTTACTCCTAAGTTATCCCTCATGCTCTTCAGCGCACGACTAGAGGGGTTACGTGCGGACACGTCTTCCTTGACGTGTTTCGCTTTTAAAGTCGTTCTTTCAACGCTTCTTCTAACGAATCGACCAATGCGATCATGGTCATTACCCGATCACTTGAGTGGAATTTGAACTTGTTAGCTGTTGTCGCTGTGTGCTCGGCAATTACATCTATGAGTAACTCCGAGCCTTGCCGATTCAGAATGTCGTGGAGTATTTTGGCATCGGCTTTTACGTTAGCCATATCACCGTATTTATTAACGATCGAAGATGTGTAGCTCATGCGGCACCGCCATTGATCAACTTGAACTTAGCTCTACGTTCCTCGTGAGTTTCAATGCGTGCTGGAATGTCCTGTAGAGCTCGGTAGAGATTATCTACGTCAAGGATTAATACCCATCGTTCATCGCTGTGATTGAAGTATCCAAAGCCTTGAGTGCTGTTCTGGTGTTCGGGGATGTGGCAGTTAACAGCGTGTCGAAGCGTCTTGAATTGCTCGTCGGATAGCTTTGAGATGTGTTCCCATAGATCATCGTCTATCTGTTCTTCACATTCACCCATTGAAGCGCTGAATATCTCATTGGTTTGATTGAAGACTCCGACCAATTGGATAACGGAACATTGAGCAAGGATTTCTTTACGCCGCTTATCGTCCTGAACACGGTCAAACAGGGTATTAACTAGGCGATCACAGTATTCATCGAGTTCACTTAGTTTGATCTCACCCTCACCGTAACCAAAGTCGGAACAGAATTCAGCGAGGTTAGAGTCTGTGCTGTTGAGACCGTCTTCAGCTCTTTCACACCACGCATTAACTTGCTTGATCAAGGTCTTCAGGGTTGGTTTGCGTTTACTCTTCATTGGCCACCTCGATCGCAAGCTGGAGGTGAGCACATGCTTCACGTTGAAGCTGAGCATGAGTTGGGTTGACCAAGTGTAAGTCTTCAATCAAAGCATCGGTATCAGCTTCGGTGTAGACCAAGTGAATGGACTGGGGATGGGACTGACCTAACAACGTAACAAGACACACCAGTGTCGTAAGCATAATTACTCCTTCTCGGCGGTTTGAGCGCCGTGTTGCAGCGAGTAATGCGAGCAGTGTGCCAAGCAACCCGGTCTAGGATGAGAGAGGGGAAACCCCATGGGACATGACCACCGACTAGACATGCCGTCTGTGCAACTTTTTGACAGCTGTATAATTTTTATACGACAATTTTTGTCAGTTTGCATGGATACGTACCAGGATTGGATATGGGCAACGAACACAGCGAGAGAGAGCAAAGGGCTAGCGGGGAGAGAGCGTTGAACCGAGGGGAGAATAGAGGGATTGAAAAGGCACAGTGAGACGGCCCGTGTATGCAAACCTGCTCGATTTGACGGTCAGGATACGGTCATCACCCGATCAAGGATGGTCCATGGTCAATCCTAGCTTGGTTATATCGAAGGAGAGCCTAAAAGACCGGGGTGGGGTGGGGCGTACCCCCGAGTTTCGAAGTCCGACCCAATACTCGGGGCATGCCGTTCATACTGTTCTCACCTATTGCTCAAAAAATTATCTCACACATGAGGCTTTCAACCATTTTCCTCCCCCATCTAAAAAAATAGCCTACGTGTGAGCCTTGGAATAAAGCAAACCAACCTTAACACTTGTTCATATCTCTTAATAATGATTAGATAGACGCACCGGCTTATTTTACCCGCATCACATGTGTAGGGGGCGTCATAGCGAATCCAAAGAAACCACTGACAGAGAAGCAGAAGATCCTTGCGCAGGAGATTGCCAAGGGGAAGACGGTTCACGCCGCTGCGAAGGCCGCAGGTTACAAATACCCCAATAGCGGGGATCTTGCGAAGTCCCCTGCTGTGGCCGCGATCATAGAAGAGGCTCAAAAGTCTGTTCAGTTGGCGGCGAACTATAATGCTCAGGTAGCCATTGAGGAAGCCCAAAGGGGTATTGAGTTTGCGATTGCGACGAACAACGCGAATGCTTACGCCAAGTTTGTTGAATTGAAGATGAAGATGTCAGGTCTTCTTGTGGAGAAGATCGACGTACGTGGGCAGCTGGCTCCGATGTTGATTCAGATTGAGGGTTTGAAAACTCCAGAGCCTGACTTTGTCGAGGTCGAGAGTGAATGAGGCAAAGGATGCCAGGACGCATGTAAAAAAATTCAGACCTAGCGGTCCGGTTTGTAAAGCCTTCATGGAGTCCGATTCGTTTGTCCGAGGAATTATGGGGCCTGTGGGTTCCGGAAAGTCCTCGGGGTGCGTGATTGAGATTCTCAGAAAAGCCCAGGGCCAGAGGAAATCACCCGATGGTATCCGAAGATCCCGGTGGGCGATTATCCGAAACTCCTATCCAGAGCTCAAAACAACGACGATTAAAACATGGGGTCAGTGGGCTCCCCTTGCCTATGGGAAACTGACTCAAGACTCCCCTATTATTCATCACATCAAGACCCAGGAACTCGACATGGAAGTTCTTTTCATGGCTCTCGACCGGGAAGACGATGTTAAAAAACTTCTTTCCCTCGAGCTCACTGGGGCGTGGGTGAACGAAGCTAGGGAAGTTCCGAAAGCCATCATCGATGCTCTGACGGGTCGTGTCGGACGGTACCCCGCAGTGAATGAGGGAGGGTGCACGTGGTCCGGAATCATCATGGATACGAATCCCCCAGATGATCAATCTTGGTGGTACGCGTTATCTGAAGATGAGGTGCCGAATGGGTGGGGGTTTTTTCAGCAACCCTCGGGAGATTCAGCAGAAGCCGAAAACCTAGAAAATCTTCCCCCCGATTACTACGAACGCATTAAAGCCGGAAAAGATGAGGACTGGATCAAGGTCTACGTCAAAGGAGAGTACGGATATGTCACGGAAGGTAAACCCGTATACCCTATGTTTCGTCACTCTGTTCACGTGGCTCGGGAACCTCTTATCCCTAACCCTAATATTGCTCTTACTCTGGGGGCTGATTTTGGTCTTACCCCTTCTTGTATTATCGCTCAGAAACTCATAGACGGTCGGTGGCTTATCATCGATGAGGTCACCTCCGAGGACTGCGGAGTCATTCGGTTCGCAGAAACCCTGGCGAAATACGTCCAGTCCACCTACCCGGATCACATTGTCGAATGTGGATACGGAGATCCCGCAGGTAATCAAAGATCAGGAAACGACGAGAGAACAGCTCTCGATATCATGAGAGCGTATACCGGATTTCAATGGAAGCCCGCTCCCGTACCTGACAACGATTTAACCATCCGACTCGAGGCCGTGAAGGGTGCGATGAACCGAATGGTGGATGGGAATCCGGGGATTCTTCTTTCCCCTCGGTGCAAAACTCTCATAAAGGGCGCGACCTCAGGTTACCACTACAAAGCGATTCGAACCGGAAACGGAACTCAGTACCACGACACTCCTGCTAAAAATTCCTACTCCCATCCACATGACGCACTTCAATATCTTTTGCTCGGCGGAGGAGAGGGGAATGTCGTTTTGAACAAAACTAAGAAACAAAAAGGTCGGGAACCCCGAATGGCTTTAGGTCTGGACTACGACGTATTTGGGGTCTAAAGTTAAGATCAGTAAACATTGTGTTTGCATTTTTAAGAACTGAAAGTACTGTTCAAAAAAAATAACACTTTGGAGAAAATCTTTTCATGACCCATTCTGGTGTTCCTGGTGTTCAGCAAGCCGCGCAAGCGAGCGACGATATTTACGAAGGCGTCAAAAATGTGTTTGAAGGTCAGGGAACTACCGCACCCGCCGTCGCAGCACCTCCTCCTGCTCCAACATTAGCCAGTACGACTTCAGCCGCGAACACGGAAACCGCTTCCGAAGGACAGGGGCAGGCCGCCGACATACTGGGTGGATACAAAGAAGAAGAGGATGAGAATAATCCTCAAACCGCCACTAGCCTTCTCTCGGGCTACTGATGAAAAAACCCAATTTAGCGTTGGAAGAAAAGGCCCAACGGATCATCCGCGAGTTCGGATTGGTTCAGGGTCTTCGCGGTGTGTGGGAATCCCACTGGCAGGACATCGCGCAGCGAATCTGGCCGTCGATGTCCTGGAAATTCAACCCCTATTGGTACACGACTCCAGGTCAGAAAAAAACCGAACACGTTTTGGACTCCACGGCGTCTCTCGCATTGAATCGTTTCGGAGCAATATTGGATTCCATGCTGACTCCGAGGAATCAAACCTGGCACACCCTTCAGGCTACGGATTCTTCTTTGAACCGAAAAAGAGAAGTGAAACTTTGGTTCGAGCAGGTCACACAAATTCTTTTTCACTATCGGTATCTCGCGAAAGCAAATTTCGCATCTCAGAATCAGCAAAATTATAAGGCCCTGGGTGCATTCGGTAACGGTGCTTTGTGGGTCGACGCCCTTGACCATCCCCGTGGTGGACTCAGGTACCGTTCGATCGGTCTTGGTGAAATTTATTTCGTCGAGAACCATCAGGGTATTGTCGATAAATGTTTTCGGTATTTTGAGATGACCGCTCGTCAAGCATTTCAGAGATGGAAGAATAAAACTCCAGAAATGATCATGACCACTCTTGAAACTGATCCAGAAAAAAACTTCGCGTTCATTCATTTGGTGGAACCAAACGGGGAACGAGACGGAGAGAAAAAAGACTACCGGGGAATGCATTACTCCTCGACATACGTCTGTAAAGACGAAGCAAAAGTTATTGAAGAAGGGGGGTTTAATGTTTTTCCTTATGCCATTTCCAGATACGAACAGTATCAAGGCGAAGTCTATGGTCGATCTGTGGCAATGGATTTACTCCCGGCTATTAAGACACTTAACGAAGAAAAAAAGACGATGCTCAAGCAGGGTCACCGTGTCGTAGACCCCGTACTCCTCGCTCACGATGATGGAGTCTTGGATGGATTCTCACTTCGTCCTGGCTCCATCAATCCTGGTGGAGTGAGTGCGAACGGCCAACCTTTAGTTCACGCCCTTCAAACGGGAAATCTCTCCATGGGTAAAGAACTCATGGATGATGAGAGGACCCTGATTAACGACGGGTTTTTGGTCTCTTTGTTTCAGATTCTCACCGAATCCCCGCAGATGACTGCGACCGAGGTTCTCGAGCGAACCCGTGAAAAAGGGATTCTTCTCGCGCCGACAATCGGTCGTCAACAATCCGAATACCTAGGACCTATGATTGAGCGTGAAATTGATGTTCTAGCGCAACAGGGTCTCATCCCACCGATGCCAGATGCTTTGAAAGAGGCTAAGGGAGAATTCAAAATCGGTTACGACTCCCCCCTTTCTAGAGCGCAAAAAGCAGAAGAGGCTTCTGGTCTAGGGCGAACGGTTGAAAGCATTTTACCCGTCATTCAAAACCTTCAAGACCCATCCATGCTCGACCATTTCAACTGGGACAAAATCGTTCCCGCGTTAGCTGAGATCCAGGGCGTTCCATTCCACTGGATGCAATCTCCGGACGCCATCGCTGCGAAGCGCGCGCAAAGAGCAAAACAAACTCAGGCACAGACCGCAATTCAGGCCGCACCTGGAGCGGCGGCGATGATCAATGCGGGAGCCAAGGCACACACTGCGGTTAACGGTGGCGGTTAAGTTTTAAGGGGGCGCAATTGGAAAAGAAAGTGAACGTCAAGGAACAGCTACGCTCAATGTTGTTCAACCGACAAAGAGCATACATCTCGGTGTTTGATTCTGAGTTCGGAAAATATGTCAAAAACGATTTGGGTCTTTTTTGCCGAGAAAAAGAAAGTTGTTTCCATGAGGACCCAAGAATTCATGCGGTCATTGAGGGTCGCCGCGAAGTGATTTTGAGAATCAACAATCACCTCGAAATGGACTCTGAAACACTTTGGAAATTCTATTCTGAGAGAGGAAAAATATCATGACGACACCGGCAACAGTACCAGGAGGATCGGGTGGTAACAATTCGGGAGCTGCTGCAAGCGCAGCGAATGGCGGAGCAGCGGCGGCTTCGGGAAATACGGGAGCAGGAGGATCTAGTGCTGGCGCTTCCAGCGCTGCAGCGACTGGAGCTACTTCGGCGCAAGATTGGACGTCAGGATTCACCGAAGAGTCCCGAGGATACGTCCAAAACAAAGGATGGAAAAGTAACGTAGATCTCCTGGACTCGTATCGAAATTTTGAAAAGCTTCAGGGTGTTCCTCAGGAGCAGATTATAAGACTTCCTAAGGAAGAAGATGCGGCCGGATGGCGCCAGGTAAAAGAAAGACTTGGAGCCCCTTCGAAACCCGAAGATTACCAGCTCGAGGTTCCGAAAGAAGGGGGGAATCCCGAACTCGCAAAATGGGCGTCGGAGCAATTTCACAAACTTGGAATTTCGAAAAAAGACGGACAAGAGTTTATTAAAGCCTGGAATGAAAATCAGGGCGCTCAATCGAAATCTTCGAAAGAAGCATTTCAAACTAAGGTCGCTCAAGAAGTCTCAAGCTTGAAAAAAGAATGGGGCGCGGCTTACGATCAAAATTGCCAGGCCGGAAAACGTGCTGCCGCAGAACTCGGTGTTGATGGTCCGACGATTGGAAAACTTGAATCCGTTTTGGGAACCGCGGCGACCGTGAAATTGTTCCAACAAATCGGCGCAAAATTTGGAGAAGGATCTTTCGTTGCCGGAAATCCCGCAGGCGGAGATGGTCCTATGACTCCAGCGCAAGCCAAGGCAAAGATCAAAATGAACCAAGGGGATCCCGACTTTGTGAAACGATATGTATCCGGAAATTCTAAGGAAAGAATGGAAATGGAAATGCTCCACAAGTACGCTTACCAAGACGACAACGGTTAATTTAAAAACATATTTGACATATATCTTAACAAATGAGATCGTCAAATTAATTATGCGTGGGAACCCCGAAGTCTTAAAAAAGCTTTGGGGCCATGCTGACAGCCGGAAAGACGGTTCCTCCGCTTGAGGGAAATTCAAGTATGAAATCGGCCCCGGCTTAACCCGGACAAGCCTTTCGAAAACTTCACGTTTTTGGAGGCTTCGATGGCCGATAACGTCCCTAGTTGGTACGTCCAACAGTTCTCAACGAACATTCAACTCTTGCTTCAACAGCGTGGATCGCGTTTGCGATCCGCCGTGATGAGCGGAACCCACGTGGGTTCTCAAGCTTCTCCTGTTGACCAAATTAACCCAATCACCGCGAACAAAGTGGTGGCTCGTTTTGCTTCGATGCCTCGCGTAGACGCATTGCTCGCAAGACGCTGGGCTTTCCCAGTGGACTATGATCTTCCTCAGTTGATCGATAGCTTCGATAAACTCCGTTTGATCACGGATCCAACTGGATTCTATGTCGAAAACGCCATGTACGCCTTAGGTCGTGCGATGGACTTCGAAATCATCAACAACTTCTTCGGTAACTCCCTTACGGGTGTTGATGGGGGCACATCGACGGCATTCGGTACCACGGTTTACTCCGGGACCGGTAGCCCTGCTGGCGCAAGCATCGTTGGTGTGGACACCGGTGGTTCTTCCGGATCGTCTCTTAACGTCGCTAAGCTTCGTGCTGCGAAATTGATCCTGATGCAGAACGAAGTCGATATCGGACACGATCCGATTTACTGCGCGATCACCGCAAAACAGCACGACGCTCTTCTGCAAGAAGTGCAGGTCATCGACTCCGACTACAACGGCGGAATGCCGGTGATGCAGGAAGGTCGTATCTCTCGTTTCTTGGGAATCGACTTCATCCACACCGAGCTTTTGCAAACCGGAACCGACGACCAGTCGAACGCCGGCTCTACCGCAGTTCCAATCTGGGCAAAATCCGGAATGTACCTCGGTCTGTGGAACGACATTCAAACCCGCGTCGCTCAACGAGATGACCTTCAGGGCGTGCCTTGGCAGGCCTACTGTAAGGGGACTTTCGGCGCGACTCGATTGGATGAAAATCGCGTCGTAAAAGTTTGGTGCCTCTAATTAAGGAGAATTGAAAAATGGCTGAAATTGTAAAGTCACCTTATATCGCGAATCGAGATGCGACTCCAGTTGTCGCTACCGATGCGTTCTTGTCCGGTGGTGAAGTTCGTTCTGCCCAGGGTGTTGTGACGGTTTCCGCTACTGCGGCTACTGGTTCCACTTATCCTCTGGTGAGCGTTCCGTCCAATGCTCGGGTGAAATCCCTTCGCATGGATAACGGAGCACTCGGTGGAACAGCGACTCTTCAGGTCGGGGTTTACTGGCCTACCCAGTTACCTCCTGCAATCCCCGCTTCTTTGAGTGCGACGGCGAGTGCTGCTATTTCCGCAGCATTTTTCGCATCCGCTTATGCGGCTTCTGCGGCCTTAACGGCTCAGGACATCTTGAACCAATCAGGTAACAACACGCCGATTCTTCAGGGTGAGGCGTTGTGGCAGGCGGTTGGATTGGCTTCGGATCCTCACTGCTACCTCGACATCGTTGCTGAGATCATCACTCACCCAGCGGCATCGAGTGGTTATCTGTCTCTGAACTGCGATTACGTGTTCTAAAACTTTGGGATGGGGAGATCATAAACTCCCTGTCCCAATTTTATTTTAAGGGGGCTTCATGGCTACAGATTATTACGGCGTAAACTCGGGTCAGCACGATACCGACGTAAAAGCTCAGACCTCTACCACGGGAACCGACCTGATCGTCACCGTGAACAACTCGAACATTCTCACTAAGGCAAAGCTTCTGGAATTACTCGAGTACATCAAGATCGCAATCATCCGTAACAAGTATCCACTGTAACTTAAGGGGCGTTCATGGCTGGTAATAGCGCAATCAATCTTTGCACGAATGCGGCGGCAGGGACATACACCGCAAATATTCAACTCGGTGGCCAGTACATGCTTCTGATGAAAGGAACGTGGGGATCTGCTCAGTTCAATGTGATCGATCCATCAGGGAATACAATTCCTTACGGATCCGCAATCACGGCAAACGGAGCAACATTAGTTCAGCTTCCTACCGGAAAAGTGTCGCTCGTTTGCACCGGTGGGTCGGCTTATACCGCAAATCTTGTCGGAGTTCCAACCAACACCACGAGGTAAGGAGTTCGGATGGCTCAAAGTGTAACGGCGATTTGTAACCGAGCACTTCAAAGACTTGGCGCGGCGAGAATCGTATCGCTGACCGACCAGTCCGTGAACGCGCGCGCATGCAATACCTGTTACGACATGTTGAGGCAAGCTGAACTCAGGAAGCATCCTTGGAGCTTCGCGATTCAGAGATTTCCACTTCCTGCGAGTGCGACCCCTCCGTCTTTCGGGGTCGCAAACTACTTTCCACTTCCCACTGGATGGCTCAAGGTTCTTCCTCCAGACCCGATCGATAATTTCGGAGACCGGGACTGGATTATCGAGGGGGGAAAAATCGTCTCAAATGCTTCAGCCCCTCTGAACGTTAGACTGGTGATGGACACCACAGACACAACCCTGATGGATCCAGCATTTTGCGAGGCCCTGTCGGCTCGAATGGCGTTTGAGATGTGCGAAGCTCTCACCCAGTCGACGAGTAAGCAACAGGCCTGTGTCACGGCTTACAAAGATGCTGTCGCAGAAGGAAGGAAAGCCAACGCGATTGAAAAGGTACCTCAAGACGCTCCAGTGGACGATTGGATCACGACTCGAGTCAGTGCGGGTGGAGACGGCTTCACGGGTTGGGGATGGGGGACATAGTTGCCTATCTCAGCGCCACTTCAGTCTAGTTTCGAGGGTGGAGAAATCAGCCCCCTGATGTATGGTCGGGTCGACAACCCTCGGTACAAAAGTTCATTGGCGCTTTGTAAAAACTGGCTCCCGATGATTCAGGGATCTCTCGCGAGACGATCTGGGACTAATTTCGTAGGACTCGCAAAGAACACCGGAAACCCTCCAAGACTTATTCCGTTCTCTTTCTCAACAACCCAGTCCTACATTCTGGAGTTCGGATACGACAACAGCACGGGTGGGTATGTCAGGTTTTGGGCGAACTATGGTTTGGTTGAAGTGAGTTCAACTCCGGTTGAAATTGCCCATCCTTATTCCCTCAGCGAAATTCCTCAAATCAAATACACGCAGAATGCCGATGTTCTCTATCTTGTTCATCCGAATCATCCTCCACTCATGCTGCAAAGATTTTCTCCGACCGACTGGCAATTTGCCTATGCCACGTTAATCGACGGCCCTTACGGTAACATCGTTCCCCTTGGGGCAATGGGTATTGGGATGCTGTCGAACGGATTATCCGGTTCCGTAACTGTCGAAATGGTGACCTTCGGTTCTACATCGGTCACAGGCACAACCAGCGCTTCTGGAGTTATTCAGCTTACCGTCAGTAGCACCGCAGGACTGAGTACCGGTCAGGTCCACACGGTCTCAGGGGTGGGTGGAACCACTGAGGCAAACGGCACGTGGGTGATCACCGTCATTGATGCCACCCACATCAACCTCAATGATTCCGTTTACGCGAACGCGTACACCTCCGGAGGTTCGGTATCAGCAAGCACGAACGCCATTGTTTTAGGTGCTGCGAATAATGGAGCGGGTTTAGTCCGCCTTACCATAGGCAGTACTCTTGGAATGGAAAATTGCTCCTACATTATCGTTTCCGGGGTGGGAGGAACCACGGAAGCAAATGGTATCTGGTCCTTTACTGTCATCGATGGTCAAACGATCGACCTCCAAGGAAGTGCATTTGTTCACACCTATACTTCTGGTGGAAAGGCTCTCATAACGCCATACACAGGTAGCGATTATGTCTTAGGAAGTCCTTACCGAGCAATAAGGCTTCAAGACATCAACGGAGTATGGGCTTGGGGTTACATTGAGGGAATTTCATTTTCTTCCGGTTCAATCGTCGTTAGTGCGATTGTAAGGCTACAAACACCACTCAGTTCATATATTATTACCGCTTGTGCGATGGGGATCTATCACCCCGTCAATACAGCCTACTTTGGAGATGCCGCCGTAAACTGGCCATCGAATACGTGTTTTCACCAGGACCGTTTGGTTTTTTCAGGATCGCCAGCGTTTCCGGAAAGAATAGATGCTTCCAATACTTCTGATTATCTTAACTTCGCTCCGACAGCATCCGATGGCACCTCAGCAGACAACAACGCATTTTCGTTCTCTCTCAACGCGAACGATGTGAATCAACTTGAGTGGATGATGTCAGACCCAAGAGGACTACTTGCCGGAAGTGTTTCTTCTGAATGGGACATGATTGCTTCCACGGCGCAGGTTGCAATTACTCCAACGAACGTCAATCTCACCCGACAAAGCAAATGGGGAAGCGCTCCAAATATCAATGCTTTTTTGGTCGGAATTTGTACCCTGTTTGTCCAAAGGGGTGCGAGAAAACTTCGAGAACTCAACTACCAGTGGTTGATCAACGGATACTATGCAACAGATCTCACCGAAGTGGCCGAGCACATCACTGGGTCCGGTGTTGTCGACATGGCCTACCAGAGCATTCCTATTTCGGTTGTGTGGTTAGTGAGAAACGACGGTGCTCTCATCGGATGCACTTACTCAAGAGACATGCAGACACTTTCTGCGGGATGGCACCAGCATGTATTAGGTGGGAATGGTGACGACTCCGGAAATCCTCCTTTCATCAACAGTATCGCGGTAATTCCTGATCCAACCGGAGTAAAAGATGATCTTTGGATGAGCGTGGCGAGGTCAGTCAACGGTGTTGGAAACACCTACTGCATTGAATACATGAATAAGATTTTCGAAGACATCGACGATTATCGATTCGCAACCTTCATGGACTCTGTTCAAACCTATGACAATCCTCTCTCAATAACCGCAATAACAAACGCAAGTCCATGCCATATCACGGTTCCAAGTCACGGACTTTCCACAGGGGATCAGGTTCGATTGGACAGCATTGTTGGGATAATGACTGGGAACCTCAACCCTCCTCCGGTATGTGCTCCGAAGAATCCCTTGAACGGAAAGTTTTTCACAATCACCGTTGTTGATTCAAACAACTTCACGATCGCTTACGACACGACCGCACTCACCCCTTTTAAAAGCGGCGGATACGCCAGAAAAATGATCACAACGGTCACGGGTCTCACTGCAAAAGAAGGTGAAACGGTTTCTATTCTGGCGGACGGTGCTGTTCAACCCAATCAGGTTGTTTCAAATACCGGTACGATTACGCTTCAACAACCCGCTGGAACAGTCCTTGTGGGCTACTGCTATAATTCTCAGGCTCAGCTTTTACGCCTTGAGGCTGGTTCTAGGAACGGAACATCGATTGGAAAGACGAGAAGAACCCACCGTCTTGGGGTGATGGTACACAGATCCGGTCCCGGTCTGTTGGTTGGTCCAAACTTCACCACTCCAGACCCTGTTTTGTTTCGAACCGAGAATCAGGATTTAGACGGGTACTCCGTTGGTTTGTATTCCGGAATACTTTCCGAAAACGTTGATTTCAATTATGACTTCGACAATCAAATCTGCCTCACCGCGAACAACCCCCTTCCCTGTTTGATCTCAGCAATCATGCCAATGCTAGAAACACAGGATCGCCTATGAGTAAGGTACAGGTTAAAAAAATGGTGGCAGAAGACCTTCAAAAGGTCATCGAATTAGGCGGAAGAACTTTCATGAAAAAGGTACTTCCTCATCAAGTCGAAATTATAGAAAAAGCAAGACACTACCACTCCATTTTAATCGATGGCGAACTTCACGCTTGCATGGGTGTTGATCCCTATTGGCCAGGTCGGGCGGATGCTTGGATCGTACTTAATCCAAAGACAAAGCATTCATGTGTGTTCACGGTCAGAAAAGAAATCATCAAGCTTCTTGATGCCTGCCCCATTCGAAGAATTGAGTGCTCGGTAGCTCGGGACGAAAACTTCGAAGTCTCAGATAAATGGGCTACTTCGCTTAAGTTCAAAATGGATCACCCAAGGCTGAAGCATTTCCTTCAAGACGGAACCGATGCTGCTCTTTACTCCAGAATTAAGGAGAATGCCTAATGCAAGCCGCAGCTGGTGCAACCTCAACTGGTCTTCAAGCGTTTGGTGATATTTATCAGGGCCAACAAAATGCAGCGGTATCTGATTTCAATGCAAACGTCGCTACCACAAACGCCCAGATTACTGAAAATCAAGGCGCTGAGGAGGCGCAACAGTCGCTGGTTCAATCCAGAAAGGCTATTGGGGCGGGTGCGGCGGAGTATGGTGCGAGCGGTACTGGTGCAGGGGGATCAGCGCAATGGGTTCTACGCGCTGGCGCCCAACAAGGTGCTTTGACTGCGCTCACGATTCAAAACAACGCAGCGATTAAATCCACAGCTTATGAAAACGAAGCCGCTCTTGATCAGTTCAAGGCAGCAAACGACATCACTGCGGGTGAGGTCAGTGCGGCTACGGCCATCCTCGGTGCTAGTGCCGGAAATTTTGGCGGCGGTGGAGGAACTCCTGGTGGGTCGCCTTCCGTTGATGGTTCTGGAGCTTCAACAGCAAGCTCTGCCGATTTAGCGGAGGTGGCTGACTAATGGCCCCACAAATTCACGAATACTTTAACGAAGTCGCCCCTGGCGGACCTCAACCGATACGAGAAGGTCGTAACGTCGACACGGGCGGTATTGGCGACGCGATTGCTGGATTCGGTCGTGAGATAGGAACCGTTCAAAAGGCTCAACAACAGCAACAAGCCCAACAAGAAACGTCTTCTTTGATCGCTCAGTTTTCCAAGCTGAACGCCGATGCGAGTGTAAAACTTGATCAAGATACCATGGACGCGGATGAGGATAAAACAAAGACCCTCTCCGATGACTTCATGGATGATTACAACGACAAGCTGGATGAGCTTGGGAGTAAATTAACCACCCCTGAAGCCCAACAAGCTTTTGAGAAGATGGCCGCAAATTCTCGCGGACAGTTTCTCATGGCTTCGATGCACAACCAGGTTTCTAAAACCGGACAGTATGCGGTCGATAATTACAACGACGCTGTGGATTCGATGTCCACGCAGGTTAGAAATGACCCAAGTGCCCTTCCCTCTGTCCTAGCTCAGCACGACCAGGCGATTCAAGCATTGGGGCAAACCCACGGTCTTCCTCAGGCCAAAATTGACGAACTTCAGGCTCAGGGAGAAAAGCAGCTCAATAAGGCGCAGTTCGACGGTTATTTGAATCTACCGAATGGCGGACCTCAGATCGCTCAGAACCTTTTGAATAAAGGTCAGTGGGATGATCAATTCAACCCCGATGAGCTTCAGGAAATGCAGAAAACCGCCAAGACCTACATTGGTGCGCAACAAATTGATCAGAACAGAAGAGATAAGGCCGCACAGGACGCCGCCAACGCAAAACAAGAAAGCGCGATGGAGGATAGCTTAAAAAAGATCTACGACAATTCTCTATCCACTACCGACGTTCTGCATAATCAGGATTTGGACTTCGATCACCAAGTCACTCTCTTGAACATGATCAAACAGAGATCTAAGGGAGATGAGGCCACAAATCCCGTAGTGATGAAGGATCTGTTCTCGCGAGTCGTTGCTCCTGACGGAAGTCCCAATAAGATCACCAGTAACGATCAGCTCAACGACGAATACATCAAGGGGAACATCAGCTACACGGATCTCGGAAGACTCCGAAGCGAACTTGACGGCAGAAAAACCGATCAAGGTAAAATCGAATCCGACCTTAAGAGTGGCGTCCTCAAAGTAGCTGAACAGGCACTCGTCAAACCTTCAGGGCTGACGGGTATTCCGGATCCAGAAGGAGAACAAAGACTTCAAGGGTTCAGATCTTGGTACCTCAACGAATTTGAACAACAGAGAAAAGCTGGCGCTTCGGTTCAGGAGCTCACGACACCGGGAAGTCCAAAATATTTAGGAAACATGATTAAAGCATTCATGCCGACTGCGGAACAGCTTCAGCAGTCTCGGTTTGGAAGCTCCTCAGGCCAACCTGCCTTCGAACCGCCATCGGTACCAACACCACTTATAAAGAGCTCGCCTGCTAGCGCCCCTAGTTCGGCGGCTTCTCCGCGCGCCGTGGCTCCCGTTCCGCCACGGCGTAGCGGTGAAAGCATCGGTGATTATCTGAAGAGGACGGCTCAATAATGGATTTATCGAGTCTTCAACAAGCCGGATTCAGTCCACAGGAGATCAACGATCACCTGAAGCAAGCCGGTTTTAGTGATGCTGAGATCGCCGCTCAAAATCCCCCTCCACCGGAGCCGGATATGAAGCCGATCGCGAACTACATCCAAAAGAACCTTGATGCTGCAAACAGTCCTCCTGATGGATTAAAGCCGAGTGAAGATCAAACCCCTCCTCCTCCGAAATCATGGGGAGAGCAGATGCTTCAGTCCATTGAAAACGGATGGCAGATGTCTACGGCGGAATTGGTCGCTAGAAACAAGCTTCCTGACGTTCCTCCGGTAGAACATGCCGACATGGCGATGAAAATCGCAAGCGGGGTCGCGACTCTAGCCGGAGATGTTCCAGCCATGGTTGCGGGATGGGGAGCGGGTACTCTTGCCGGTGGTGCGGCGGCGGGCCCTCCTGGGGCCGTTGGCGGTGGGTTATTCGGAATGGGTGCGGTCCCTGCGGCTCTGAGGCAAGCCTATATTGATCATCTTCAAAAAGGAGACGTTCAAGACTTTGGAGATCTCTGGTCTCGCGCAATGTCCGCGAGCTGGGAAGGATTAAAGGGCGGAGCGACCAATCTTGCAACGGCGGGTGTTGGTGGAGCGGTGGGTGGAAAACTCGCTGAGACCGCTGCTTCTCCGTTAGTTCAGACCTTGGCCAAGTCCTCAGCCGAGATCGCCACGATGACGACGGTGGGGAAGGCTCTCGAAGGACAAATTCCTAAGCCCGAGGATTTCGTGATCGGTGCGGCTCAGGTCGGACTGATGCATGGAATTACCTCGACCCTTTCCGATCCGGCAAAAAGCCTTACGACCAAACTCCAAGACATTTACGCCGCCACGGGGATTAAACCCGACGCAATAGCGAGCGAAGCTAAGATCAACCCGGTCCTACAGCAAGAACTTTTGCATGATAGTAAGGATATTCCTCCTTCGCTCAGGCCGATGATTGAACCACCACAGCCGAATCAGGAAATTCTTGGAAAGAAGCCAGAAATGGTATCTGCCAAGATTCCTGATGAACTGAACGAACAATCTCCGGTGTTCGCTCCAAACGGAGAGTTCACGCCTCAAAATGATCCACAGGTAGAGAAAGCGGAAGAGCCAGAAGAAAAAGCTCCTCCCGAATCATCTGGCGGAAATGGAAACGAACCTCCGTCCGCACGAGACATCATCGCAGATAAAATGGGGCCGCCAGAAGAGACCAATAAGCCTGAAAGCTTTGACAGTCAGTATGCAAAGATTGTGGATGAACTCGACCCTTTGAAGAATCTTTCAAAGGCTATCGCAGGCGGAGAAGAGATTCCAAAGAGCGAAGACCCTTATGTTCTTTTCGGTAAGGCCACAGCGCAGTCGTTTGAACGCGCCAGGATGGCTATTGAGAGCGGTCCAGTCGATTTTGAGACCGGAAAGCCTACGGGTGAACCGGGTCTTAAGCAGATCATGGCCCCGTTCAAAGACGATCCGAACGGATTCAAATTCTACATGCTTGCTCGCCGTACGGTCGAAGTGGATGAACGCGGGATTAAAACCACTATCCCGGTTGAGGCCGCAAAACAGTATGTAGAAGAGAACTCCGATAAGTACGAAGAGGCCCACAGGCAAGTCGTCGATTGGAACAACCAAGGACTCGACGATCTTCAAAAATCCGGCGTTCTCTCTAAGAAGCAGGTCGCCGACATAAAAGTAAAGAACCAGGAGTACATCCCCCTTCAAGCCTACGCAGAAGATGGGACTTCTGGATCGAGTCGCGGAAGTCGTCCAATCCGTGGGTTAAAAGGAAACGAGGACCTTCAACTCGTTGACCCTGTTGAGTCGATGATCAAGAACCGTTACGCTTTCAGTAAACTCGCTGAAGAGAACGTGGCGAAACAGTCCCTGGTCGATCTCGCGACGAAATACGACGCCCCTTCCGAATTACTGGAGCGGATTCCCACTCCGGTTAAAGCCATCAAAGTTTCTTCGGAAGAACTCTCAAAATATCTCGCGGCTAATGGAATCGCAGAAGACCAATGTGATACCGACACCATGAAGATATGGAGGGCCGCGGCGGTTCCTCTTCGAGAAAATCAATTCTCGGTCATGCAAAATGGAGAGCGAAGCATTTACCAAGTCGATCCGTCCATTGCAAAAGCGTTCCAAGCTACAGGCAGCACTGAACCGACGAACATGCTTATGAAGATCCCCAATGCAATCGCGGCGGCGCAAAGAATAGGGACCACTTTGGATCCTTTTTTCCTTTTGAAACACGCGATTCGAGATCAGTTCGCAGCGACTATTTACTCGCAAAACGGTTACAGGTTCGCCTGGGATGGTCTTCGCGGATTGGGCCACATCTTCAAGAGTACCGACCAATGGAACGAATTCCTCGCTAACGGTGGCGGCATGACCACTCTTTCCGATTTTCATAATAGTTATATCAAGGACGATTTTTGGGGACTTTCTCAACAAACCGGATTGATTGATAAAGCCACAAACCTGATCAGGACTCCTTACGAGCGTATGGAGATGATCGCAAAAGCGGTCTTCAACGCTCCTAAGATGGGTGAATACCTGAGATCGAGAGAAGCCGGTAACGATGTCACGACTGCGGTGGACGACGCCAGAAACGTAACCCCTAACGTGATGAGAACGGGATCGGCGGAATGGGTAAAAACCTGGAGTGCGGCGACTCCTTTTGCCTCGATGCGGATCAGGGGTATGGACCAAATGGTCAACGCTTTCAAAACCGATCCAATTGGCACAAGTCTGAAGATGTCACTGGGTATCACCGCTATTTCTTTGGCGACATGGTGGAACGGAAAAGACGACGAAAGATACAAGCAAGCTCCGAGCTGGGAAAAGGACCTATTTTGGGTCGTCCCTATCGGCGGAGATCCGAAAGACATTAAAAGCGGCGTCACACTTCGTATTCCAAAACCATTCGAACCAGGACTGATTTTCGGAAGTCTCGCCGAAAGAACATTGAATGATTATTACCAAAAAGACCCTGAGGCGTTCAAAGGATTCGGAGAAGCTCTTGTCGGCGGTGCTTTGCCAAATGTCATTCCGGCCGCCGCTATGCCGATGCTTGAGCAGTTCGGAAACAGGTCGTGGTTGACCGGTGGAAACATCATTCCAGAACGGTTAAAGGAAGTCGCCCCAGCTTACCAATACACCCCATACACCTCTGAAACCGCAAAGGCAGTGGGACGACTCATTGGGTATATCCCAGGTGTTTCGGAAATCGGTCCGAAAGATGCCAAGATTTCATCTCCTGCGATTGTTCAAAACTACATCAGAGAATGGACCGGAACCCTTGGCGGATACGCACTAGATCTTATCGACAAGGGTGCGGAGATGTCCGGAAAACGTCCGGAACCTCCGACGCCGAATCTTACAGACATTCCGTTCATAAAGGAATTCGTCGTGAGAAACCCGTCCGCAGGGGCTCAGCCGATTCAGGATTTTTACGACAACTATCAGAAGACGAATCAAACCATGTCCACATTACGGCTCCTCCAAAAGAGCGGAGATCAACAAGGTTACAACTCATTCATTTCGAATCGGTCAAATCAAGAAAACATGCTCCAGCTTGATGGCGTAGCAAAAACGTTAGGAGCCATGGAAAAAGCGGTGAACGGAATTTACGTAAATCCAGATATGAAGCCAGCTGAAAAAAGGCAGCTCATTGATGGAATCTACGCGCAGATGGTTCAGACCGCGCGAGAAGGAAATAAAATGCTCAAAATGAATAAGGATTCTGTCCAGAAATTGAGGGCTCAATGAGTGTAACCAGTACAGTAAACAGGGCGGCATTCTCTGGAAACGGGACGACGACTGTTTTTTCATTCCCGTACTTCTTCACCTCGGCAAGTGATCTAACGGTCTACCTTACGGATTCATCAGGGAACATTACCGAGCAGACGATCACAACGGACTACACCGTGGGTGGAACTCAGGCGTCGAATGGAACTTATCCAAGTGGCGGAAGCATTACGATGCTCACGGCTCCTGCGTCTGGTTATACACTGACTATAGTAAGAGAAGTGTCTCCTACTCAGCCTGCTTCATGGGTGGATGGAGATGCAGACCCATCTGCCGTGAAAGAACTCGCTTTTGACAGAACGATTCTCGCGCTTCAAAGAGTTTACGACATGCTCGGATTGGTTCCCATTTTTCCAGATGGATCCACGGCAGGCTTCAGCCCTGCATTGCCGTTTCCTGCGGTTGCAGGAGCACTGCTTGCCGTCAATCAATCTGGGGATGGTTGGACTTATGTGGGAGGTTCGAGCGGAGGAGGAGCGGGTTACGGAACCCCTACGCAGGAAAACCCTTCTGGAACCGTGAATGGATCGAATACTTCATTCAGCTTAGTGAACACACCCATCTCAAACGGATCGGCGAGCATTTTTTTAGACGGTCTCATTCTTAGACAGGGAACAGATTACACGATTTCAGCAAACACAATAACCATGACCACGGCTCCAAGCGTCGGTCAGTCACTTTATGCGGTCTATCAGCATTAAGAGGTAAAACTATGAAACGAATCACTTCGCTCTTACTCCTTGCTCTCTTTTTCACAACGCTCGCATCCGCTTACACGGGATGGATTCAGCAGCAGGATATAAAAACGTCGGCTCAGTGTACGGCTCTTGGAGCGGCATTGGGAAGCTGTCTTCCTCTGGACACTCAAATCTACATCACCGCAAACGGACTCGATGAAACTCTGGCCGCTGCAATCTCAGGCGGCGCATTTGGCGGGAGCGGAACAGTCACGAGCTGCGGACTTTCGCTACCAAGCATATTCACGGTTACAGGGTCACCCGTTACCACTTCGGGAACTTTGACGGCAACTTTTGCGAGTCAGTCGGCCAATCTTTTTCTCGCCAGTCCAAACGGATCGTCTGGCGCACCATCGATGCGCTCAATCGTTGCCGCTGACGTTCCGACGCTTAACCAGAACACGACCGGAAATGCTTCGACTGCAACCGCAGCAACGAATATCACAGGTGGCGCAGACGGATATATTCCTTATCAAACAGCTTCTGGCACAACGACCTTTCTTCCAATCGGGTCTAATACGAATCTATTGACTATTTCTGGTGGGGTACCTGTGTGGGAGGCTGTCCCAACCTGGAACCAAAACACCACTGGCACGGCGGCAGGACTTTCATCGACTCTCACCGTCTCATCTGGAGGAACAGGATCAACGAGCTTTACGGCTTACGCCCCTTTGTGCGCGGGCTCTACGACTACTGGCGCACTCGCAAGCTGCTCTAGCGGCATGAGTAACAACGGCTATGTCCTGACCTCCAACGGGACTAGCGCAGCTCCCACATGGCAGGCCCCCGGCAGTCCAGCTTTCTCAGGGCTCACTACCGACGGAGTGATGTACGCCGCAAGCAGTACTACGGTTGCAAGTACGCCTGCTGGGTCCGGCGGTCAGGTACTTACGTCGGCGGGCGGAAACTCGACGCCATCTTTTAGGGCATTTGTACCACCGACGATTCAGAAATTTACTTCTGGCTCGGGCACGTACTATCCATCTTACGTTTTCGTTGTTAGTTCCGCCAATGCAACGGCCGGGGCGACTTACACGAATAATAGCCAAACCTTTACTGTCTCCACAACTATTTCCAGCGGGGCCATACTCGCAACGACTGTCTCTTCGTCAACTGCGCCTACTTCATCTGGGACTCTGACCAAAGCAAGCGGAACTGGCGATTCTACCATCACGTTCTATTACTATGAGCTCCCGCTCTATGACCTCGTCGAAGCCGTAGGTGGCGGTGGTGGGGGATCGGGATCTTCCACCTCAAGTAACGGTGGCGCTGGGACTAACGGAGGTGCCACTACTTTTGGCTCTTCACTTATCACTTCCAACGGTGGCGGTGGAGCTACCGGCGCTGCCGGCGGTACTCCAGGACAAGGGGGAACTTCATCCGTTAGTAGCCCTGCAATCCAAATGTATGCTGTCCCCGGCGGTAATGGTCAGGGTAATGGCGGGTCTGGTACTGGCGTAACGATGTCAGGCGGACAGGGTGGTTCATCTTGCTTAGGCGGTGGTGGTTCAGGCGGCGGAGTCGGATACGCCTCAGGGAGCGGTTCTACGAACACAGGCGGTGGTGGTGGTGGCGCCTCTGTGCCTGGAGCTAGCGGTGTCGCCGGCGGCGGTGGTGGTGGTGGTGGGTGCGCAAAGGCTCTCTTACCTAGTCCTACTTCTGAGGCATACTGCATCGGAAATTCGGGATCTGGGTGTACCGGCGGTGGCGCTGGAACTGCTGGATCTGGTGGATCTGGTGGATCTGGAGGTGGTGGTGGGGCGTTAGGTCAAGTGATCGTAGAAGAACATTATCAGTAAGGAGGCCCCATGAAATTCATTCTACTCGCACTATTACTAGCAGGTTGTTCAAGCGGTGTTCTCGTAAACCAGGATACCTGTAAATACACAGGCCTCGTGAAAGACGGACATCCTATCGATCGATGTCAGAAAGCAGACATGTAAATGGAAACGGGACGCCTTGTTGGAAATCTAGAAGCTAAGGTCGAGGGCGTTCAAAAAACATTGGAGCATCACGATAAACGATTCGATCGAATGGAGGGGAAATTAGACACCCTTCTTTCCGACAAATGGAAGCGTCACGGTGCAATAGTAGTTGTCTCAGGAATAATGTCCACGGTCGTATCTATCGTCATTGCATTGATAAGAACCAGAAGTTAAAAAGTTTCGTGAAATAATTCACGAGTTAACAAGGAGAACGAAAATGTTGAATAAAGTATTGATCACCCAGCCAATCGGTCCTAACGGTGAGTTCGGAAGCGTGACCGTTGCTTTTGTGAATGGACAGCTTCAGGCATCCGTCAACCTGAGTCCGAAGGCCGCACTCGCAGCCGCTGCAAAAGACGTCGGCGGTGTTGTCGCGCCAGAAGTCGCGACCTTCTTGGATAACGCCATCGGCTTGGCATAAGGAATAGGCCATGGACCAGATTATTCAGCATCTTACCGAATCTCATCAATTCTATCTTGCGGTGGTGAATAGTCTGGTTCCTTTGGTCACCACATTGGTCTTAGGATTTTCAAACCCACCAGGAAGCGGAAAGAAAAATGGCGACACCGACAAGTAATACTCCAATTCCTCTACCGACGACGGACACCGACGCTACGGATGCGGTGGACGCGCTTCAAGACATTATCAACGACGGAGAGACTGCTGCCGAAAATGCGATTATCGCCGCTGAACCGTTCATGGCAACGCCTGTTTTGAAGCAGATTTGGGAGGGTGCTCTCTCGTGGGTGTTCGGATTTCTTTCATACCCTCTCAAGACTTTCACTGGATACGTCGTGATCGACTACCAAAAATACACGGCTCTCAAGAACGCCTCGCAAGCCTTAGTGAATCTGAAATCCGCTCAAACTTCGGGAGATCCAAATGCACTTCAACAAGCCAACAATCAAATGGATTCAGCCATTGCTCCTGTGCTTCACTACATTGGTTCTGTCAATACTGTCTAACGGCTGTGGAAAAATTCACATCCCCGTCGATATCAAAGACGAGACTTTGACCTACATCAAGGGCGATCCAAACAATCCCGCTACGTTCTCAAACTACGCCGTGCAGATGCACTTCCTCTCTCAGGGACAGGTCGACCTCACGAAGTCCCAGGTAGACGCGATCTCGCAAGGGTCTGTCCTCATGCCTGAACAAGCGTTTGAAGACTTCAATACTGAAATTGCCAAAGCCTGCTCACAACTGAAGTGCAATTACGAACTTACAGAAATGTGGTCGTCTGTCGTGGCTAAGATTCGAATTGCAAGGACGGCTGAAGTCCAATGATCACATTTTCATACGAGTCGATTCCAACAATAAATGAACTTGAGAAGGATGCGATTCTGGCGGCACTGCGGGTCACCAATAACAACAAAATGCGTGCTGCCGTACTGCTCGGCATATGCATTAGAAGTCTTAGAAACAAACTCTATTTTTACAGACTTGATTACCTCGTGGGTTCGGTTCCATTTAAGGATCCTCCAACTCATGGATACTGGGGGATGGAATGAATCTCGTACTCAAGCGAAAAGAATTCAGAGCTGATGGTATTTTTTCGGAACTCATGGACGAGTCGGGCAATCAAGTAGCGGTGACCCTTGATCACGCCTACCCCACGGATGGGGGTTTTAAACCTAAGATTCCTGACGGAAGGTTCATCTGTAAACGCGGACTCCATCGTCTTGAGGGTATGACTCACGACTTCGAGACATTCGAAATTTGTGGCGTGGAAGGGCATACAAACCTTTTGTTCCACCAAGGTAATTTCAATAAAGACTCCGAAGGCTGCCTCTTACTAGGAACCTCATTCGGACAAAACGGAGCCAAGGGTGCGAAAATGGTTTTATTTTCCAAGGTCGCGTTTGGTCAATTTATGAAGCTTATGGACGGTGTTGATGAGTTCGAACTTACCGTCACTTCATGACGCCCAGAAGCTCATGGCAGAGCGCCTGATATGGACCCGTGTAACTCGGCTACCGGAGGAGTTGGTTCAATTCCAACCTGGGCGGACTTTAATTGTTTCGGCTTCCTCACATCCAGTTTTTTAAGAACTTCGAGTCTAAATTGATTCACGTCTTCCAGTAAAAGATTCTCGGTAACGTACTTCCATCCGGTTTCCGCACGTTCTCTGAGTTGAGCCTTTTCTCCTAGAAGGAATTCCAGACCATTATGGAAACCTTGGGCGTCCTTATAATTGGTGATCCCTGGTTTATCCCATTGATCCCAATACGGTGCAAGTACGGCGGCATTCGCGTAACTAGCTTCCATCCACGCGGTGTTGCTTCGGCATCGATTAAACGGAGAATCGATCAATGGAACGATAACGAGGTCCGGCTGAAGATGATTGATGGTCTTAAAATAAGCCGTCATATGGCTCCATCCCACGTGACTGTAACTCTCCTTCGGGAGATCCCTGACAAGCATCCAGGGTTTATAGCCCATAAACACCCAGTGCCACTCTGGATGTCTTTCAATATGCTGTTTAAACGATCCCACTATTTCTATTAGGTCGTGATCATGTCCGCCTCCGCCTCTCCACAGAACAGTCTTCTTTGCTCCTTGAGGCTTTCCATAAGGCTTTTTGCTTGGAATAAAAGCATTATCGAAAGCATTGGGGATCACGAAAATGTTCTCGTTCAGGTGCGAAAACGCAGACTTCAGATATTCCAGCGTCACAGTAACCGCATCCGCCATTCGAAGACATTCTGAGATGCATTTCAATTGACCGTTCTTTTCGTATGTCTCGGTCATGGGATTGGAATCCGGCATCGCCAAGAAATGATCGTCGTAGTCCACCCACGTCGGAATCCCCATTTCCTTCGCGTCGATCATTAGGTTCGCGTGGTTCGGAGACGTGGGGCGCTGAAGGATCAGCACATCTGCGGATCTTAATCGATTTGCGTCCGGGATCTGATCGGTTTCCAAAACCGTGACAATCAGACCTTCGACTTGTTTCTCAAGCGTTTTAAACGGAACCACGCCTCGGTAAAACGAAGTGGCATCCGAACCAATGGACGGGATCAGAAGTGCATTGATTTTCATCGTTCACTCTCCGCAGCGGTTAACATCAAATCACATTCAGTGGCTTCTTTCATCGCTACTTCCCTCAGAACTCTAGATGTCATTCCAGATTGATGAATGTAAGCCGGATTGGACAAAAGCGCAGCATGGAACTCGACAAAAAAATATGCCCTTCGGCTGAGTCCACCGACGACTTCCGAGGTGAATTTATTTCCAGTCGCCTCATCGGTTTGAGATTTTTGAATTGGGAACGCTGATTCTTCATGTTTCATTTTTTATTCCTTGGTTATACACTTTGTTAGCACTACCCACTTGACCGTGAAACCCGGCGTAGGAGGTCGTGCGTTCGATTCGCACCGGGGCCCAGTTTCACTCCGTTCCCCATATTCTCTCACTCGCCTGCTTCTTCCTGAACTCCAAATCCCTGCGTTTCGCCTGGACGTCCAAACGAGCAAGATAGAGCTTGCAGTCCCTGCAGCGGGATTCTTGGTCTCAGGATGCCGGTAGAACGCGGATAATGGCTTTTGTTCGCCGCAAGTCTTGCAAATCTTAGTGCGCATGATAATCCAAGCAATACCGTCCTCGGAGTCCGAATCTACAGTAGCAAGGTTTGGTCTTTTCTTCCCAACAGTTATAACAAAGCGGAGTTTCCCAGTCTTCAGTGTCCGCAAGGATAACTCTGCCGCATGGGCACCATTTTTGGTTGATCTCATCCATGGGATTGTCCTTTGAGGGCGCGGATTCTTGCGGAGGCGGAGCAGAGGGAAGGCGTGTTTTCGTGGCCCGAAACGGCGACTTTCATAACGTCTCCTTCTCGATAGTTGCGCTGAGCCTCTCAATAGCTTCCGAAAAATCGGCAAGTTCTCGCTTCAACCATTCTATGTTTGTTTCTTGCTGTTCAGGCGGCAGAAGAGGATTAGTGCTATCAGCACCCCAGCGCTGGGTCTTTCCCGCTGCCGCGAGAACTTCGCCGCATTCTTCAATGACATGGGAAAGTTGCTTATCAAAACCTGTCTGTAAAAACCTTTTATCGCTCATAGTTATTCCTTAATTTATAGCCGTTATCGGGCTGTACCTTCTTTTTTAGCGGTTTAAACTTGACCGCCGCTAAAGCTTTCTCAAACGCTTCGCCGAGCTGTCGATCAAGCTCACAGAATCCAATATCCCCTCTTTTAACCGCATCGATAAGGGCTGTAAGACCGTGGGTTGGGTTTCTGTTCCAACGTCGCTTTCTGATTTTGAGCCACTCACGCTCTTGGTTTCTGCGGTACCAGGCTTTCCATCTTGCGCGTTCATGTTCTCGGTTTTGTTTCTGGCGTTCGACGCGTCTCTTGTTTCTTCGTGCTCGCTGCTCATCTGATAATCTCCACCACTTGCTGTTAAGTCGCTTTTTTGCTCGCTCTGGATCGACGTGGTAGGCTCGTTTCTTTCGCTCAGCATCTCGTCGACGGCACTCCTCATCCGTTCGCCGTTTGATGCAGTACATGACCGGTCGCCAGCGACCCTCGTAAAGGACCCATCTGTCTTTTTGTCTGATTCGGTGGGGTTTACGCGCCCGTGCACAGCACAGAAAACTCGGTCCTGTCTCGCTTCGTTCTTGCAAAACTGACTCTCGCATTTCATTTGATCTCCTCCACTTTCAATTGGTTAATCTTCCTTCGTCCGTACTCGGCGATCAAAAGGGCGTCGACTAATCCGTCGTGATTTTTTTTAGATTTGTCGGAACCCAAAAGCCTCACGCCAGGGAATAATCTCTCCACCGCGATCGACGAGCGGATCTTCGGCTTTAAATTCGCGTCAATTCCCTGGTGAATTTCCTTCGTCCATTTCGGAGCTTCAACGAAAGTAACAGGATAGGAGTGTTCCCATAAGAACTGTTCGATCATTCCGAGCTGCCTTCCGAACGTAAGAGCACTCTTAGCCGTAAGAGCGAAGGGAACAATTCTCTCTAGGTAGACGTGAAACTTATTCCACAACCACCACTCAACAAGGATGTCGGCGAATGTCTGTTTATCTAAGTCCCCAGTGCCGTCGACGGGCATGACCTTCTTATCGAGGATATTCCCCGATGGACCAAGTAAAACCAAGCCACCTGACTGACCTGGATCAATTCCCAGAACATTCATAATGAGCCTCTAATTCTGGATGTACGAGAGTTAGTTTTCCGACGAGCTCAACGAGCTTCCATCCCTTAGTCTCGAGATATTTCCGAACTCTAGGATAGGTAGAGATGAAAGTAATGATCCCGCGCGCGTGTTGTTCGCCGTGATGGAATCGACAAAGAGGCATGAGGTTCCATTCTTCGTCCGGTCCATGGGCACCGCGACTCTTCACGTGCGCGAGATCAAATTCGGTGTTGAAACATACAAGGCATTTCTGACCCTTGAATTTGTTTCGAAGGGAAGACTTCATTTAACCTCGATAGCCATGCGAAGTGTCTCGAGCGAAGCTTCAACCAGTTTTTCTCTGAGGGCGTAGGCGTAGGCGTTGGCGTAGGCGTCGGCGTAGGCGTAGGCGTTGGCGTAGGCGTCGGCGTAGGCGTAGGCGTCGGCGTAGGCGTAGGCGTTGGCGTAGGCGTCGGCGTAGGCGTAGGCGTTGGCGTAGGCGTCGGCAAAAAACTTTTCCCTTCCCAATAACTCTTTGGCCTTCGCCATATCATCAAGCGTGTTTTTGAATTGGCGAAGCTTTTCGGCGAATTCTGGAAGCTTTAAGGCATCAAGAATTAGCGGATAAGTAACCGTTACATAGCGCCAGCGGAGTAAACGGACGCGTGCAATCTGAACATCTTGCGTTGATTTTGTATCGACCAAAAGAGGAATGAACGGCTTCAATTTCTGGCGATGTTCATTCTTGAATCGGTCATTCAGCTTAATCGCGAAGCCAGTCAATACCGGGCACGCGCACTCAGGATGATCAGTCCACTTCTCTCCCGCCACATAACTAACCATTTGCATAACACACGCGTTTTTGATGTCGTGCCCCGCGCCCTCGTGAAGTTCAAATGTTTCGATCTCTTTCAGTCTCTCTTGATTCAACATGTTTACTCTCCTCTTGTTTCCTTTTGCTTCTCTTCCGCTAAAATCTCTCTCGCCATTTCCGAGATTCGTTCCTTGCCGTAGATCGAGGACTATTTCTCATTTGTCTTGTCCTTGAATTCCGCGTCCCAATGCGAGTCATTTGGAATCCTTTTTAGATGCGGCATTGACAAGGTCATAGGTAATGACTTCTCCAAGCTCCTGCATTGCTTTGCCGTATTTCACGAAATGGTCTTTCGCGGTAACGAAAGCAATTTCTCGCGGCAATCCTATCTGTTCGGAGTGAGCAAGGAGTCTTCCGAAATCCGCAGCACATTCCTTATGGATGTCTTGTGTTCCGTAAATCTCGGCGAACTTTTTCCTAGCTCTGGCGATCGTAAATTGGTCAGTCATACAACTAAAAACCTTTCTAGGTGCTTTGATTCCCATCGGGGGTAGTTACGTTTCGAATACTTCCCAGCGGAGCAGTTACACAGGAATGCCCATGCGGTTAGGGTTTCACGATCGCGGGCGAGGATGGCCCCGGTGTCGTGGCACAATGAGCAGCGTTCGGGTTTGATCCATGGTTCGCTCACAAGGCCGCCTCCGCAATTGAGATCAATAAATCTCGGAAAGGGATTGGCGTTGCACTCGCTGCTTTATGTGAGAGCTGTACTCGCCCGGATAGACGTGCGCGTTCGCGGGCGACGCCTTTTTTATTAGCGGAAATAATCCCCGTAGTTTCGGATGCCCTGTACATTTTCCAATTCAATGACGGCGGAACAGAGAGTTTCTTTGGTGAATAATAATAGAGCCATGTCCGCTTAATGGCCTTATGCCCATAGGCAGCCTGATCAACCGCGGTAATCCACCCCATCGAGGGCGAGAGAGTCCAAGCGCCATGAATGGGTTTTCCGAGTCCAAAGAGCTCAAACGCCTTGGATTCGGCTGGATGCTCTAGAACACCCCCGAAGCGACGAACAGAAACGAGAGCCGCCGAAAAACAGCCGTTGTCCTGGTAGCGCGGAAGTTTATGCGTGCTTTCTCGAAGCCCAGCAAGTCTGCACCAGGCCGCGCATGGCGGATGAGCCACGACCGGATATGGACCCGCATATTTTTTGGCATCCCTTTCTTCATCCCATGGATCGACACCAGGAAGATCAAAGTAGACACCCCTCTTGTGAACAAAGAGCGCGGCGATCACGATGCCCTCTCTTTGTGGTGCGCCTGAACGCCGAGGTTGACGAACCTGAGGAAATTCTTGGGCGCGAGTACCCGAGTGACATCCAGGAACCAAGACGAATCAAAGTCATCCTTGGGCGCATTAGCGACTCCTCGGAGAGCCATGACCACTGAGTTAATTCCGCTTCGTTTGATTGCTTGAGCGATTGAGATCTCTTCCTGCTGGATGAGGTTCTGTCTGCCGGCCTTCATTCGTTGAAGGGTGTCGAGCCATGCTTCGGATGCGGCTTTCAGGTTTTCAGGCGAAAGCGAAAATTTTGGGTCGCTCCCCTTACCTTCTTCCTTTCTTTCTTTCTTACCTTCTTTACTTAGGTTCACTTCGTGTTCACTTGGTGTCCTCTCCGTGTCCTCTCCGTGTTCACCAAGTGTCTCGCTGTTGTCTTCAGGAGACTGATAACTTTCCCAGTTACATATAGTTGCGAGACTCCCGCGTGTACCTGTTTCGAGAGTTATACGCCCCGTGTTGACTAAATATTTTAACCATCTCGAAATCGTGTTTGGCGAGGTGTGCCATCGATTTGCGAATTCTCTGATTCCGAAAACAACGGAACCGGGTGGAAGAGTTCGGCGTCCGCCATCCCAAAAGATCGATCCCTCTTTCCAATAAGCCATGTGTAAAAGCGAATTCCACAACGCGAATAGAATTGGATTGTCGGCGAGATCCCCGTCATACATCGATCGCCACGCTTTAAAATAACCCTTATCAAACCTAGCCATCCCCACTCCACTACTCTCAAGCGACCCCATCCCGAGATCGCGACTTACTGCTTCCTTCCTGGTGAACTCCGAGACGCCGTCCTTGGCAGCCCGGTAATGCTGGATATCAATCTATTACTTGACGACTTTCCTCAGCAAAGTGATCGTATTCAAGCTTCTGCTCGACGTAGTAATCTCCGACCGGAATGTCTCCCTTACCGTGTTCTTCATGATCGACAATCGTTGGCTCTACAATCCTGAGATAAGTCTTTCCCTCGTGTTCACCCATCACAGGCAGTCCACTCGCAAAGAAGTGCTCGTGATGCTGCCCTTTGAAGAGTGTTTTGGCCGGTTTCAAATCCACTTCTTTCGGAATTTCAAAGCCATCAAAAGTTTTAATCATGATATCGCCGTGACGGCGGATCTTTATCGCTCCCATGTCATCTCCACTTTCTGTTTATTGGTTTCGTTCATCTGATAAAGCCAAGCGGCTTCCGCAGTCGTGTGCTCTGGACGCGCACCTTCAATGTGGACGTTCCCAGTAGAAGGACATTTCATTTTCAGGTAAGGCCTTACTCGGCCATCTCCGATATCGAAGGAGATCAGTTCATAATCTCCCATCTTATCCAGTACTTTGTATTCGAGGATTTTAAGAAGTTTTTCAGGACCAATCTTCCTGATGATCTCCCGACGATGATCCGCGTTCTTTTCTTTCGTGATCATTTCTTTGGTGAATTGATCTGAAGGTGTTTCGACAATCCAAGCCGGAACACGAATCCCGTTTAAGGAATAAAGAGCACTTCCATCTCTCCATTTACAGAAAGGCCCAGTTAAGTTGTGAGGTTGATTGCGTTCGTTGACAGTCAGAATTTCAGGACGGTCGGAAATGATGCAGAATTCTTTATGTATCCACCGTGGACCGCTATGGATTGCTGCTTTCTCGTAGTGATCGAACTTAGAATAATCAATTGGTAGTTTGGCAACGTGTCTAAAGAAACTCAGATAAGACACCCATGCAGACCATTGATTTCCACCCTGCCAAAACTTCCAAGCGTCTTGAGCGCAACGAAGGCCTAATTTACCTGCACCAGTTTGCTCAGCAACTCGAATCAATCCAGCGATATCAACCTGATACCAACTGTCGCGATCGATAAGGCCGCGGGTCGCAGCGTCGGTCGCATCGCGGGTCGCAGCGTCGGTCGCAGCGTAGGTCGCAGCGCGGGTCGCAGCGTCGGTCGCAGCGTAGGTCGCATCGCGGGTCGCATCGCGGGT